CAACGACGAGGTCGAGCGCGTGTCGGCTGACGTCATGCAGCAGCTGTTGCAGTACCGGCTGACCAAGTCAATCCCGTGGTTCCAAGTGTGTCTGGGCGGTCTACAGGACGCGCAGGTGCAGGGTGCAGCCGTGGCGCACATCCATTGGCGCTATGCCATGCGAAAGGACGCCAAGGGCAAGCTAATCCGCTCAGACGATAAGCCGATGGTGGACCTGATCCCCATCGAGAACTTCCGTTTTGACCCGTCGGCCAACTGGACCGATCCCGTCAACAGCAGCCCGTACATCATCCACATCATCCCGATGTACGCGGTCGACGTTAAGCAGCGCATGGAGCGGCCAGATCCCAAGGGTCGCCAATGGAAAAAGTACCCGGACAGCGCTCTGATCGGCCTGATGCAGGACGACAGCACCCGTCGCGCTCGCGGCGGCAACGCACAGGACGCAGCGCTCGAGCGCCGCACCGTGTCGGACTACGACATCGTGTGGGTGCACCGCCACATCCATCGGCACAACGGCACGGACTACCAGTTTTGGACGCTAAACAGCGACAAGATGCTGACCGACCCAGAGCCGTTGGATGCCACGGTGTTTCACGGCAAGCGCCCGTATGTCATGGGCGTTGCGAGCGTCGAAACGCACCGACCGATCCCGTCAAGCATTCCAGCCATGGTCAGGGGGTTACAGGATGAAATCAACGAAATTAAGAACAGCCGTCTCGACAACGTTAAATTCGTCCTTAACAAGGGCTACTTTGCCAAGCGCGGCAAGAACGTCGATCTACCTGCCCTCGTCAGGAACGTCCCAGGGCGCGTCGTACTCATGGACGACCCGCAGACCGACGTTGTCGAAAATACATGGCCCGACATAACGGCGTCGGCCTACGCTGAGGAAGACCGTAACAACGCCAACTTTGACGAGCTGGTGGGCAATTTCTCGGCGGCGTCCGTCAGCACCCAGCGCAGCCCGCGTGAGCCCGCCCGGGCCATGACGCTGCTACAGGCGCCGGCCAACCTGCTGACCGACTATATGCTCATGACGTACTGCGAGACCTTCATCGCGCCCGTCCTGCGCCAACTGGTGTTGCTTGAGCAGCACTACGAGACCGACCAGACCGTGCTTGAGATCGCCGGCAAGAAGTCCAAGCAGTTCCAGAAGTTCGGCATGGACAAGGTCACCGACGATATGCTCGAGCGCGAGATGACGGTCAACGTCAACGTCGGCATGGGCAACACCGACCCGGTGACCAAGATGCAGAAGTTCCTAGCCGGCGTCATGGCGTTTGCCAAGATCAGCGTCAAGCCGCCACCGGGCGTCAATCTCGAGGAAGTGTTCAAGGAAGTGATGGCACTGTCGGGTTACAGCGACGGCGAGCGGTTCACCATGGGCAACGACCCTGAGAAGGCCGCTATGGCCATGCAGGTCAAGCAGATGCAAATGAAGTTGCAGCAGCTCATGATGGAGCGCCGCGACAAGTCTGAGGCCAATGCGGTCAAACGTGAGACCGCGACCCAGTCCAACATCGTCAAGCTGCTGCTGGCCGACAAGGAAGATCAGCACGAGAACGTCAAACTGTACGCCGGCCATCTCGCGGCGAAGGATCAGGCGCTACATCAGGCGCAGATGCAGCAGCAGCAGGCCGCTATGCAGCCACAGCAACCGCAAAATATGCAGAAACCTGCATAAAAGGGGCATAAATGGGGAGGCACATTGATCCAGACGAGCCGCTGGTCCGCACGGCGGTGTTTGGCAAGCAGGTGGAGGACTTTCTGACGTCCGACATCGGCGATTACCTGCTGCAAAAGGCCAAAAACGACGAGAAAGAGGCCATTGAGCAGTTGATTGCCGGCGTCGGCACGCTAGACGAGCGCCAAGTGCGCGAAATTCGGGGTCGGATCTACTGGGCACGCGGATTTGTCCAATGGTTGGGCGACGCGGTGGACATGGGGCGACAATCTCTGGAAATGCTGAAGGAGGATGAATAATGGCTGAACAAATGACCGATGAAGAAGCCCGCGCCAAGCGTGAGGCCGAAGCTCGAGCTGCCAACAAGCAGCGCAATGATGAGCGATTGGAGCGTCTAAACGTCATCGCCAACCAAGCTGACGAGAAAAAGTCGGCTGACGGCATGGAAGATCTGGAAGACGAGGCGTGGACCGAGCAGGGCGCCCGCCGCGAACGCGAGACTGAGCAGGATGACGGCACGATTGTGGCCGAAGCCGAGCAGCAGGACCGCGATCTGGACGAAGCCCGCGCTGCCGGCGCTGACGACGTCCGTGTCACCAACGGCGAGACCTACTACCGCCTGATCGTCAACGGTCAGGAGCGGTGGCTGACGCTCCAGCAGCTGCGTGAGAACGCGTCAAAGGTGTCCGCGGCTGACGAATACTTGCGTTCGGCCAAGGAACTTGTTAAAAATAACCTCACCGCCCATCCATCCTCGGACGATGTGGCGAGCACGGCGAAAGGTCGTGTGCGCGAGCTGCTCAACCGCGCCATTATGGGTGAGCAAGAGGCGATTGACGAGTTGGCACAGGCCATTGAGCGACCATCTGCAAACGCAGACGTCGCGAGGCTAGTGGACGAGCGCGTTGATGGTCGTTTGACGTTTCGTGAAGCTGTTAGTTGGTTCGATAGGGAATATCAGAGCGAGCTGTCTGATCCGCGTTTGAAGGAATACATGGTCTGGAAGGACTCGCATTTGGCGCAGTCTAACCCCGACATGGACTTCAAGGAGCGTCTACGCCAGGTTGGCGAAGAAGCTCGAGCGCTCAGAGGCCGCACGGTTGCCCCAGCTGCTGATCCGCAGCGTCGAGCCGAGAAAGAGCAACGCAAGGCGTCAGTTCGGTCGATTCCGGTGGCCGGTGGACGGCAAGCGGACGAGGCCGAAGATGACGAGAATGAAACCTACGAGTCGTCCATTGCCAAGATGGCGGCTGCACGGGGTCAGGCTCGTCCGATCATGCACCGACGATAAACCCTCGCCATGGTGGCGAGGCCAACATTAGGAGTCTCGCCACATGGCAGGTCAAGTTTGGGCTGTTAACAGCCTCGGCGGCTACCTCTACAGCCGTCAGCTTTCCAACGTACTGCGCGCTAACGTGCAGCCTCTCGTCAAGTTCCGTCAGTTCGCTGACGTTCACGACATCTCGCAGCAGGGCAAGAAGAAGGGCGACACCTTCACTTGGGACGTGTTCTCTGACGTCGCGGCGGCTGGCGCTGTCCTCGTCGAAACAAACACGATGCCTGAGACGAACTTCACCATCGTTCAGGGCACCCTGACGGTGACGGAAGCCGGCAACTCGGTCCCGTACTCGGGCAAGCTCGACAACCTGTCGAAGTTCCCGGTCGAAGACGTCATCAAGAAGGTCTTGAAGAACGATTGCGTCAAGTACCTCGACCGCGCTGCTTGGACCCAGTTCAACCAGACGCTTTTGCGCGTCATTCCGTCGGGCAGCGGCACCTCAACGTCGGCTGTCACGCTCTACACCAACGGCACCGTCACGGGCACCAACTCGGTCGCGTTCAACAACGCGCACGCCAAGGCCATCGTGGACATCATGAAGGAGCGCAACATCCCGGCGTACATCGCGGACGACTACTACGCGATTGCATGGCCGACGACGCTGCGTACTTTCAAGAACAACCTTGAGACGATCCACACGTACTCGGACACAGGTTTTAACCTGATTATGAACGGAGAAATTGGCCGATACGAAAATACACGTTTTGTGGAGCAGACTTCAATTTCTAAAGGTACCGGCACAGACGGTATCACCACAAACGCGTGGACCAACGGTCAGTCCGACTGGATCTTCTTCTTTGGCAACGACACGGTGGCCGAAGCCATCGCGGTGCCAGAAGAAATGCGCGGCAAGATTCCGACCGACTACGGTCGCAGCAAGGGTATCGCCTGGTACTACCTCGGCGGTTTCGGTATCGTCCACACGAGCGCGATTAACACCCGCATCGTGAAGTGGGACTCGGCGGCCTAACGGAGCTATAGCAATGTCAAACACGCAAGCCTTGAAGAATATGGCCTACGACAACCCCGCCTACGTCGCCCGTGGTGTGTTCACC